GGATGTCGTCGGCGCTTTTACCGTTGGAGTAAGCCTGTGCGAACGCGGACGAGATCGCCATCAGCGAACTGAATTCCTTGGCGCCGGCATCCGTCAGGATCGCGCCGGACGATACCATGCCATCAATGACGCCCTTGAACTGATCAATCGTCTTGACCGACGAGTGGCCAAGGCTGGCCATGACATCGTCCACCGCCTTGGTGACCGGCGCCAACTTCTCGCCGCTGGTCAGAAAATTCTGTGCATACGTCTGCACTTGCTGGCCCAGCACCGACACGCCGCCCGACAGTTCGATAATCCGCTCGCGCGCCGCAGCCGAATCCATGCCCATCGAGCCGAACACGGTAGCCGCATCCTTGCCGATTAACTGCGCCATCTGGTTGGTCGCCGCGAAGTCACCGGACAAGCGTTGCAGCGTGGCCGATGCGGTCTCGCCGGTCTTGCTGAAGTCAGCCAGGTTCGGCACCAGCTTGTTGGCCAACTCATCACTGATCCCATTGAAGAAATCGGTAACGGTTTGCGCGTCCTTCGATGCGTCGCCGGTCAGCGCCAGGTCGAACGTCTTCGAGTAATCCTTAATCGAATCCGCCGATGCACCAAGCGAAGTCGCAAAACTCGCCGATGCCGCCTCAAGCGCCGACAACCCTTGCGTGAACTGGCTGACAGTCGCCGTCGTGAAGTCGGTCTTGGTCTGCCAATCCTTGTTGCTACGGAACCAGCCTCCGTTCTGGTGCAAATCTTGGTAGTTCTGGCCGGTGAGGCTGTCGGCGCTCAGGGTGCCCTTCATTCCTTGGGCCTGAACTTGGGTCGGCCCCATGCCGAATGCGCGATTGACGATGCCGCCAATGATTCCAGCGTAGTTCAGCGCCGTGCCAATCCCCTCGACTTTGTAGCCGCCAGAAATCGCCTTGGCCGCATAGTACGAAGCAATCGCAGTGGCAATCGGCACGGCATACGCACTAATCGCAGCGCCAGTCGCCTGCCCCGCAGCCGCACCTGGCGCAAGATTACCGGCCGCTTCTGCCGACGCATACATGGCAGCATCGCCACTGCCCGCTGCCGTGGCCGACATGCCAGCACCATAGGAACTCATGCCGCTAGAGCCGAGGAACGAGCCCGCGCCAGAAACCATGCCCCCCATCGATGCGCCCGCACTCCCGAGGCTGTACAGGCTCGATGCAGATTGCGCCGCGCCGATCAGGCCCGAGCCTCCAGCGGCAGAACCGGCCGCTGCCGATGCCGGGTTCCCCATGAATGGCGCAAGGTAGGTCGCCATGCCTGCGCTGATCGGTGCCAGGATCGGCTGCAGCACCATCTTGGCGAAAGCTATCTCCATGTCGCGCATGAGCTTCTTCCAACCCTTGCCGCCACCGTCGATGATCGCGTTGGTCAAGTCGTTTTCGATGGTGTTGGCCGCGTGCTTCCACGCCTTGGCTGCCTCCTCGGCGGCCTTGGCGTTCGCCTGTTGCACGGAAGCGTCGCCCAGCAATCCCGAGATTTCCCGGCGCTTTGCGATTTCCGCGTCCAGATCGTTGAGGCGCATCTGATAGATCGCCATCGACTGTGCGTCAAGGTTCCATTTGGCCAGGCCGTCGCGCAGGTAGTCGGCATCGCTTTGCAGTTGTGCCGTCTGCATGTCCTCGGCGGCCTGCTTTGCCAGTTCGATTTGCGCCTTGGTCTTGCCAATTTCGGCGTTGTGCTCGCGCTGCTTGAGAATTTGCTGGTCGAGGCTGGCGATGCTGGCGACACCAGCATCGTGCGAGGCCTTGAAGATGTCGTCATACGATTTCTTCTCATCGACCAATTGCGCGTTCACGCCCTTGTTCTCGCTGGCGTCGTGCTCGGCCTGCAACAGCGCGAGCTTTTGCTGGTGCGCCTCTTTCTCGGCCGTACTCAGCCCGGCAACGCGCAGCAGCATGCGCTCGTAGGTCTGCTTTGCCATGTTCTCTTCGAGCGCGTTCATCAGCATGTGCTGGTCGAAGTCGTCCTTCGACATCTTGCCCAGCTTGAAAAGCGTCGTGTAGTCGTCGGCGGCAGATTTCAACTTGACCTGTGCGAGCGACTCCTGCGATGCCAGTTGCTGCTCGGTCAGTTGGCGGTCGTCCGCCACCATCGAGCGCTGCGCCGCTTCGATTTCGTCCTTGGTCTTGCGGATCGCATCGCGCTTGGCCGCCTCTTGCGCCGCAAAATCCGGCCCGGCTTCCGACTTGTGCGCCTCGATCAGCTTCAGTCGGTCTTGCAGCTCCTGCACATGGTAGGCGGCGGAACTGGACTTGACGGCATCCCACGATTTGGCCTGCAATTCGTTGGCGGCGGCCGCGTCCTTTTGCGCCTGCGTCAGTTCCTGCTGCTTCTTGAGCGCGGGGTCCATCGAGTCGAGCACGCGCTGCCAATATTCCACTTGTGGATTCTGGCGCGAGAAACCCTTGGCCAGCAGCTCCGAGATTTCGTCACGCACCTTCTGCGCTTGCGCAGTTGCGCTCGTATCCTCGGCTTTCCCCCAATTCATCATGGCCTGCCCGACCTTCGTCCACGCGTCCCGCTGGTCGAGCAGGGCTTTGGTGACGTAGCCCATGTTCTCGACCTGCTTTGGCATATGGTCGGTTGCCGCCTTGGCCAGCTCCGTCTGCGCCGCCTGCACTTGCCCCGTGCGCTGGAGCGCCGCGATGTGTTCCATCTGGGCCGTGGTCAGGAAGTGCATCGTGCTGTTCAGTTCCTGCGCGCCCTTGATCGGGTCTTCAAACAGCGCAATCATCTTCGGTGCCATGTCTTCCACCGACTGCCCGGTGGATTTCGCGAAGTCGCTGATGAAGCGATCGATCTGGCCGATGGCCTCCCCGCCGATCTTGCCCGATGCGACCAGCGCCAGCACGATTGCGTTTGCCGTGCCGATGGTGATTTCGTGCGTCTGGGTCATGCTCTGCGCAAGCTGATCCATGCTCAGGCGCGACATGCCCGCATAGTTGCTCGTCACCAGAAGCGCGTTGTCCATCGCCACCATCTGGTCGTGGCCTTTTTCGATGGCGACGGCGACGCCAATTGCGGCAGCACCTAACGCAACAAACCCTAGCGTCATAGGGTTGAGCAGCGCAGACGTGAAGTCCATGCGCTCGGCAAGCACCATGAACGACCCCGGAATACGCGCGAAATTGCCGCTGATTATTTCATGCCCGAGCACGATCAGTTCGCGCCTTGCACCAGCCGTCGCGAGCCCACTTTTCGTGGCGCCTTCCTCCATCTTGCCGAAGCCCTCGACACCAGCCTGCGCCATCAGCTTCTGCGTCTTGCTGATCTCGTCTTCAAGTCCTTGGAATGCCTTGATGGCAGCCGGATCGACGCTGTTGCCCATCTCCTTGCGCAGCGTGGCCATGTCCGACTGCAGGGAGCGCAGTTTGGTGCCGAGCGGGTCGTACTTGTCGAGGATGTGCTGGGTGCTGGCCGACAGGACGACCGACTGGTCGGAAGCGCCGCGCATCGCGGCCGCCACGCCGGCCATGTTCAGGGCTTGCAGGCGCTGCGATTCGGCGGCGCTGCGCGACACGTTCGCCAGCGCGGTCTGGGCGCTGGCCAAGGTTTGCGAAGCGCTGGCCGCCGCATCCGTCACCGCCACCTGCGCCAGCGAAGCGGCCACCATCTCGCGGATGCGCGCGGTCGCCGCGGCATCCGACGCCGCCGTCTGGTCGGCAAAGCTGGCCTGCGCTGCGCGCATCTGGTTCAGCCGCTCGATCATGGCTGCCGCCTGGTCGCCCACGCCCAGCAAGGTGGCCTTGTAGATCGTCAGTTCGTCACCTAGCATGCCGAAGGTGTTAAGCTCCTCTTGCAGCGCGGCCAGCATCCGTTTTCCTGCCGCGTTGCGGTCGGCGGTCGCGTCCGCGATGCCCTGCAGGCCGTTGACGATATCCTTGGTTGCCGCGCCGACGACCGACTGCGCCTCGCGCATGTCCACTTCCAGCTGCGATACGTCGCCCGAAACGGCAACTACCAGACGCCCTACTGTCGCCGCTCCGCCCATATTCTGATTCCCCTATAAAAAAAGCCCGCCGAAGCGAGCTTGTTTGTGCGCCGGGTTGTCCCGGCTAGTTTCGATACCGCAGTTTGTCTAGCGCCTGCACGCCATGTCGATCAGCCCCGGAAACGATGGGCCGCGATCCTCGAAGAACAGGTTCCCGTCCGCGTCCAGCATGAACCGCTTGAACCCAGCATAGCCACCCATGCGGTTCTTCGCATTGACGGCCCCGCAAACGGTCTCACCATCGGCTCCCACGTACAGCGGTTTGAAGCGCGCCGACTCAGGATCATTCAGACTGTCGAGCACTTGCTGCCGCGCCGCGTCAAGCCTTGGATCAGCAGCCGGAGCGGACTCTTTGGCCGGTTGCGCTGCAACCTTTGGCTGAGCCACCGCCGTGCATGCAAGTGCGGTCATCAATACGAACAGGATTACCTTGCACATATCCGCCTCCGTGTTGTTGTTTGAAGGAATAAATATAGCGCAGGGCAACCTAGTTAGTTTGATCCAGCCCAAACTTCCAGAACGGAAAGTTCCATCGTGCGTACCCCCTTGATAATCTCCGGGCGTTTCTTCTTCGGCACCCCGAACTCTTCCCAGGCAGTCTCGAAGGACGGATAGAACAGGCCGGCCCGGCGCGGCTCCATGCCGCCGGTCCAGTGCCATTGCGTGGACAGGGACAGGAACACTTGCAGCGTCAGCCAGTTCTCGGGGAATACCTCGAATTCTTCCGGCTCGTCAACAAGTCCCAGCCATTCATCCAATCCGGGCACATCGATACCGAACAGCTCGAAGTCGGCCTTCGCAGCCGACCCATCGTCCTTGCCGCCGCGCGCCCAGTACGCGGCGGCATCTTTTAGTTTTTTGCTTTTGCGCCGGCGTTGATCTGGGCGACGGCAACGTTGATGGCGCGAATGAAGCTGGTGCCGCGCGTGCCGCGTGCCGCATCGCGCAGCGTGGCGCGATTGAAGTCCAGCGGCTGATCGTCCGTGCCGACCACGCCCTTCCAGCCAGTCATTACCTGCATGATTTGGTCGACCATGCCCTCTTTCCATGCGCTGGCCAGCACGGTTACGTCCTGCTCGCCGTTGGCCTGCTCGGCCTGCGCCTGGGCGGCCTTCTTGGCCTCCAGTTCGAACGCGTCGCGCTCGTCGTCGGTCTGCAGCTTGAACAGGCCGGTGATTTCATATTTCTTGGTCTGACCGCCGTCGATGGCGACTTCGATCTTGACGGGCCAACTGATGATTTTGTCTTCTTCGGACTGAATCTTAAACATGGGATTGCCTTTCGCGTGGATGAATATGCCCGTGCCAGCCGCCGCGCCCACGCGAAGGGCGACAGCAGCCGGCCGGTGCTCGGTTGCGGCTTGCGCCGGATTACATGAAGCAGAGCGTGAGCTCGTCGTTGCCGTTGACCGGGGTGTACTTGGTCTTGCAGGTCAGCGTGGTCACGCCGCTGTCATCGCCATACGACGGCGCGCTCAACTGCTGAGCGGGGGCGTCGATTTTGATCTTGTTGCCGGCAGCGGTGCCGTGCGTGAACGAGAACGGGCCGAGGATGGCGTTCTTCATCGTCGTCCACCAGTCTTTTGCCGCCACGGTGGTCGCCTCGAAGGTGACCGAGCCGGCCGGCTTGGCATCGGTGATGATGACGGAATCCGGGATGCCGGGTAGCGAACGGAAGTTCACCTGGTTGGCGATGTCGAAGCTGAAGTCCTTCAGCGCCGCTCCGGTGTAGCCGTTGATGTTGATGCCGCTGGTGTTGGTGTTGTTGACCGCCAGCGGCGCCGCATAGTTGGTCAGCGTGATGGCAGGGATGACGGAATCGGTCGGCGTACCATACAGGCCGGTCATGGTGAAGGTCCACATGGGAATGCCCAGCGCAGAGGTCTTGGCCGACACCGTGCCGCGCGCGCCCAACATGATGTGGCGAACGTTGTCCACGCTGCAATAGAGCGTGGCCGACTCGAAGTTGGCAGACACGCGCCGATAGACCACCTGGATCGGCAGGTTGTACACGCTGGTGGCGTCGGTGGGAGTAGTCAGCGGATTGGTCAAGGTGGCTACCTTGGTCGCGCCGACGTAGCTGGCGATCACGGCGCTCTGGCCCGAACCCGTGCCGCCCGTGATGTAGACCGTCATGCCCGCATAGGCATTGTCCACAGCAGAAGCGCCAGCAGCAAACGGGATCGTCGTAGCCGTGCCTCCAGCAACAGCGGTGCCGGTGACAGCAGCGGCCAGCGTGGTCGCAGAGAACGCGCACGCGCGCAGCAGTTCGTCGTAGCCGGGGGGCGTGCCGGCAGTGCCCGAGCCAGCCATTTCGACATCGAAGCTGACCTTCGACCAGACGGCGGCGATCACGCTCGGGTTATTGCCGAGGTAGGACTTGACGTTCTGGCGCTCGACTTCGGTCATCTCCATCGGGGAGACGTTGAAGTTGCTCATCAGGAGCGCATCGGCACCGCCGGTCGGCGTCGGGTCAGTGCCATAGGTCGTCTCGATCTTGGAGAGGATGGCGCGCTTGCGGGTGAGAAGGGACATGGTTACTCCGTGGTTGGGGATTGTTCAGCCGGAGCAACCGGCAAAAAAATACCCGCGTCTGCGGGTTGGTCTTGTGCTGCTTGTCCGGCCTGCGGCGGCGGATCGGGCGGCAGTTCGTGCCGCCCCTTGGTGCGCTCGACCAGCCTGCGTTCGCCGGTGCCGTCGATCACGTAGCTACCGCCCTGCCCTTCGTATTGGTCATTCACAGTTGGTCCTCCAGTTGTCGATAGATGATGGTGTATGCCGCTTCGGTGATGCCGGCAGCCGGGTTTTCCGGGTCGATCTGGCGGTTCACGCCGGCTGCCACGGTGTCGATCACGAGCCCGCCCAGCGTGCGGTCCGCGTACAGCGCCACGTGCGCGGCGGCGCGCGTCGGTTCCGGCGCCAGCGTGGGCGATGCGCCATCAGCGCCGATGAGCAGCGACACCTGCAGCGTCCAGGTAATCATGCGTCCGCCGCCGACCATGCCGGACGGCGTTTCCTGTCCCAGCACAGGGACGATGACGGGGAAGTCCTCGAACGCGTACAGCGCGGTCGTGTCGCTGCGCACGCGTAGGCCGGTGCCGGTCAGCGCCGCCGTGATCGCGGCGGCGATCTGTTCAGTTTTGGTCATAGCGGGTCGCGGTAGTGAATCTTGAAGGTCAGGTGGGTGAAGAAGATGCGCGTGTCGGGATCGAAATCATCGATATCGCCTTGATCGAAGCAGTCGTCCACCTGCACACCGGAGACGGTCACCTTGCGCTTGCGGCTGAGCGCCACGCGTATCTGCGCCGCAATCGCGCGCGCCTCGGCCCGGCTCTTGGCCCACGCCGACACCTGGAACACGGCGGACTTCAGCGGCGGGTCGGACAGCGCCCCGCGCTCGCTCGAACCGTCCATGCGCTGGTAGGTCACCGAAGGAAAAACCGGGCTTTCCAGCATCACGTCGGGGTAGATCCTGTCCGCGACCAGCGCGGCCAGCCCCGCTGCCTGGTTCAGCAGGCCGTTGATTGCAAGTGCGCCGTTCACAGCCGCTCCAACTGGTTGGCGATCGACGCCGAAATGCTCTCGATGACGGCTGCCGATTCGCTGGCTACAGCCGGGGCCATGTACGGGTGCGCCGGCGTGTTCGATGCGGATACTGAACGCTGGTACTGCTTGAAGCGAGTCCCGCCGCGCAGGGCATCGCCCATCTTGCGGTTAATGTGGCCGCGCTCGACCCATAGCGCGTAGTAGGCCGAGTCGGCACCAAACTTTTTCTGCTGTGCGCCCGACAGTCCGCCGGCTACCACGTTGAACAGGACACGGGTTGGCGTGCCGCGCCGCTCGGTCGTGCGGATCGAGGCGCGCAGCGCGCCCGAAACGGTGTGCGGGTTCAGGGTATCCGAACGGGCGCCGCCGATCGCCTCGACCGCCCCCGCGAAGTTATCGCGGGCGCGGGCGGCAATCAGGTTCGCACCTTGGCGCACTGCGGAGCGCAGCACGCTCTGCACCAGGTTGGCGGGCAGCGCGGCAAGGCGGGCGCGCAGTTCGTCGCCGCCGGTGATGCCGGAATTAACCTTCATTCATGCCCTCGCTCGCGATGATCAGGATTTCACGGTTGCGCTGTTCGACGTTCTGCACATTTCGCACGTTAAAAATCCGTGTACCGAAGACGATGCGGAAACCGGCCGCACGCACCGGATCGGCCCACTCGCTGCGATAGCTCGCTTCGATACTGTGGGTAGCCTCGGCGTGGATCGCCTGCGCCGCCAGCACCTCGCGTCCGCCGAGCGGGGCGATGCCGACAGCTGTAACGAAGAGGGTCGTCCACTCGTTTGTGACGCCCCCAAGCGCATCGCGGCCGGGGCCGCGCTGCTGTACCTGCACTTGATGGCGCCTGTTTCCTGCGCGGGCCACGGTCAGAACCTCGTGCGCAGGGTGATGGGGTCGAGCAGGCCGGCGAGGTAATCCGAAGGCAGCTCCTGATAACCCTGCCGCCCCTTGGACAGGACGAACAGTTCCGGCTGCTCGATCGCCCAGGCAGCAGCCATCAGGATCCACTGCCGGACGCTCGGGTAGCGGTCCGTCATGTCCGCTGGGGACATGCCCGCGGTGTAGGTGATCTCCACGCCGCGCAGCCCGGCGGTGCAGTCCGGCCACTGGCCAGACGTCGGCTCGACGAGCATTTCGCGCTCAATCACCGCCGAGACTAGCGCCGCCGGATCGAGCGTGGCCCGGCTGCCGTCGCTGACCGCGTAGGTGATCGATTCGATCGCCATCACCAGACCGTGGGTGACGGCGATCGAGCCGCCGTTCTTCGGGAATTCCCGCAACCGCTGGATGTAGCGGGCCGGCCGGATCGCCGAACCGGTACGGGTCTCGGCCAGTTGCCGGGCGCCGGGGATGTAGATCGCCTCGATCTCGGCGTCCAGCATCGTATTGTCGTCGTCCAGGCGCACATGGTGCTTCAGGTCGAGCAGCGATACCGGCTCGCCGGCAATGCCGGACGGCGGCAGGAATTCCACGAATTCGGCCATGGATTACTTCTGCTCGGCGCTCTTGTCGGCGACGGCGCCGTTCTTGTCGACCTTGACCTCGACGCCGAACTTGCGCTCGGTGATCTGCTCGGCCGCCTCGTCCTCGAACAGGGCGACCTCGCCCGGGTTGTAGCAGTTGAAGTGCTTGAGAATCTTGATGTACTTTGCCATGCTGTTGCTCCGGTATGGTGTTGGGGACTCGCCGCCGGGCGGCGGCGAGCGTTACTAGGCGGCGCTAGCGGCCGGTCAGCGGTACCAGGTGCAGCCGTCCAGCACCGACACGGCCACCGCGTGCATCGGCGCCAGGTCGTTCTCGACGATCATGCGGATCAGGGTCTCGTCGCGCTCGAAGGCGTTCATCGGGTTGCCGGTGCCCGGATCGGTGTAGGTGGCCTCGGAGCTGATCGCCACCTCCAGCGGCAGGCTCTGGCCGAGCAGCCAGTTGTCCCAGTCGACCAGGTAGATCTCGGAACCGTTGCCGGTGGCGCCGCCGCTGGTCAGGTTGGTCGGGATCTGGGTGGTGACGCCGACCGGGACCTTGCCCAGCATGCCGTCGGCCAGTTCCGGGAACACCTTGGCGCCGGTCGAGGTCTGCAGGTCTTCCAGGAACTGCGCGGTATCCGGGTGCATCAGGTAGGCGCAGCGGGTCATGCCGACATTGGCGCGGCGCAGGGCCAGCTTGAGGCGGCCGATGTCGTTCTTGATAGCCTGCTGCAGGGTGCCGTCGGCGGTGGTCTTGCCGGTCAACACAGTCGCATTCAGCACGTTGCTGCCCGGCGCCCAGTAGCGCAGGCCCTTGATGTTGTTGCCGGTGCCGTCGCCGCGGATCATCGCGATGTCCTGGGCGATCGACATGGCGCGCCCCATCACGCCGGTGACGATGGCATCGGCGCCCGGGTTGACGCCGGCCATGCGCAGCAGGTCCTTGGCGATCGGGATCAGGCCGGTCAGCTTCTTGGTCTTGAGGCTGACCTTGTCGGTGCCCATCGAGGTGACGCCGACGGCGGCGTTGCGGCCGGTGTAGCTGGCGGTCGGCGCGCTCGAGATGCGGCCGAGGTCCAGGTTGCCGTTCGGCAGGTCGATCGGCAGCGGGCCGCCGTTGGTGCTCTGGACCACCGAGTTCGGGAACAGGTAGCCGATGACGTTCTGCGCCAGCACGGTCGGGATCAGCACGCCGCCGGCGCCGGCCGTCTCGGTGTTCATCGCCATGTTGAGCGAGGTCTCGAAATTGGCGGCGATCTCGTTGCGGATGCCTTCGGCGAAGGCCATCTTCTGGGCGACCTGGATCGCGACCTGCGGGTTGCCCTGCGCCATGTTCAGGGCATTGATCATGCCGGTGAACACGGCCAGGCTGTGGCGCTTGTCGAGGGCGGCGTCCTTCGGCTGGGCCGGTGCGGCGGCATTGGGTGCCGGCACCACCGGTGCGGCGGCGGCAGCGACCGGGATGGCGGCTTCGGCGGCCATCCTTTCGGCCGCTTCTGCGCGGGCAATTTGGGTGGTGATGGCGTCGAACTTGACCTTCAGGCCGTCGAACTCGACGAGTTCTTCCGCGCTCGGCGCTTCCAGGGCTGCGATGGCCTGAACGCGGGCACTGATGGTGGCGCGTTCGCGGCGGAGGTCGGCGATATTGAGCATTTTTTCTCCAGAAATGAAAAAACCGCCCGGAGGCGGCTTGAAATTGACCCGCGAACGGGCCGGCTACGGGTGCGCGAACGCGGTTACAACTGGGTCTGCAGCTCCATCGCGGCGGCTGCCAGGCGCATTTTTTGGGCGCTGACGCTCGCCCCGAAGGGCTGAATCGGGGTCAAACTGGCGGTTTTGGCGGCCTTGGCGGCGGTGGCGATGCGGTTGATGGCCTCTTGCGGGGTTTCCAGCCGGTCCGCCAGGCCCGCATCGATGGCGTCCTGTCCGAAAAACAGGCCCGCTTCGGTGGCTTTCACGGAACCAATGTCCAGCGCGCGGTGCTTGGACACGTAGCCGGTGAACTGCTCATAGGTTCGGTCGAGCATGGCGTCGAGCGTGGCGGTGGACGCTTCGGTCAGCGGCTCGTTCGGGCTCAGGTCGTTCTTGCGGGCGCCGCGGTACAGCGCCGTGACCTTGACGCCCATCGCCTCGTTCATCTTCGAGACATCGAAGTGCTGGGCGATGACGCCGATCGAGCCGACGCCGGACGACTGGCTCACGCTGATCTCGCCGGCGGCCGAGGCGATCAGGTAGCCGCCCGAGAATGCCTGGAAGTTGACCACCGCGGTGACCGGCTTGAGCGCGTTGGTGGCGCGGATCTTGTCGGCCAGCTCGAAGCAGCCGGTGGCGGCGCCGCCGGGCGAGTCGATGTCGAGCACGATGTGGGTCACGCCCGGGTCGGCCAGCGCGGCGTCGAGCTGGGCGGCGATCGACTCGTAGGAGGTCATGCGCTTGCAGGCCTCGACGTTGCCGTGGCGCGGCACCAGCGGGCCGTAAACTCCGATCACCGCGACCCCGTCGCCTTCGTCGTCATCGGCGGCGGCATCGGCCACGTCGCCGGCATCGACCCGCACCACGCTGCCCAGGCTGATCACGGCCGGGGCGTCGGCGATGACCAGCCCGAGGTGGCTGCGGGCGAAAGCGACCGCTTCGTACATCAGTTCCGGGGCCATCAGCTGCGGGCGGTTGAAGATCAGTCCCAACAGGTTGGGAAAGTGGCGGGTCGTCATTGGAGCACCTCGTGGATGGCCTGAATCTGTTTATCGGTGGCCTTGGTCGGGCCGATCGGCAGCCCGGTCTTACCGTCGACCATGTTGGTCGGGGTCAGGTAGACGTTGCCGCCGTCGATCGGCGGCAGGTTTTCCAGCCGGCGGATGTCGTTCACGCTCAGCCAGCCCCACTGGCGGCCGACTGCGTAGGCTGCATAGCGCGAGGCCGTGTCGCCGCGCAGGAGGCCTGACAGGTCGTAGCGGATGTAGTAGCCGGCGGCGCGGTCCTGCTCGGACAGGAAATCGCGGTCCTGCGCTTCTTCGTGGCGCTTGATCCACGCCATCAGGCAGAAGATCACGAACTCCAGCGACTGCTGCTCAATGTTGTTGTTGGTGCTGCGCGCGAGGTCGGCCAGCAGGTGCGGCGGGATGCCGTAGATGCGGGCGACGTCGTTGACGCCGTACTGGCGCGCGGCGATCAACTGGGCGTCCTCGTTGCTCATCGAGAGCGGCTTGAAGTCCATGCCCTCCTGCAGCAGCGCGACCTCGCCGGCGTTGGCGGCGCCGGCGTATTTCTTCTTCCAGTCGGACAGGATCTTTTCAATCGCGCCCTGGTCCTTGATGCCTGCGACCTCGTGCGGGCGGGTGATGACGCCCGACAGGCGGGTGCCATTGCCGAACACCTTGGCCGTGTGGCGCTCGCTGGCGGCAACGATGCCCAGCGCTTCCTTGTGCAGCGCGATCGGCGACAGGCCGACGTACGGGTTGTCGCCGATCCAGCGGATATGGTGTATCTGGCGCGCCGAGAACACGCCCGAGATGCCGTCCGGTGCCAGCAGCACGTTGTAGTAGGGCATGCGGTCGACCGGGCTGACCATCACCTGCACGCGGTCCGGGTGCAGCGGGTACTGCGAGAGCGGGTAGCCGTCCGAGCCTTCATCGAGCAGCGAATAGGAGTTGCCGCGCAGGCCCAGCGAGGTCTGCTTGTACTCGGTCACCTGGCCCGGCGTCATCCAGCCGTTTGGCTTGATGGAGATGACGCGGTTGGCCGGGTGCTCGTCGGCCACGCGACGGTCATCGCCGACTTTCTGGTAGACGCGGCACGGCAGCTGCGACAGCGATTCGGCCAGCAGGGTCACCGCGCGCTGCACGGCCGTCAGCGCGAGCGCGGTGGCCGGAGTGATGGTGGTGCCAGCTTCGCTTTGGCCGCCGTTGTTGCCACCCAGGCCGATCCAGCCGCCCGAGCCGGACGCGATCGTGCCGGTGCCGCTGCCGGAAAAGAACTGGGAAAAGAACATCAGGCTTCCTTATTGTTGCGGCGCGCTTCGAACGCGGCGACCGCCGTGGCGCGGGCCGCCAGTGCCGACCACGCGAGCAGCAGCACGCCGGCCGTGATCAGGCCCGCCGGCCAGTAGATGCAGGCGATGCCGCCGACCAGCAGCAGGAAGCCGAGCAGCCCGATGGCCACTCCGGCCTTCTCCAGGTCAAATCCCGATTTCCCCATCTTCATAAATGCTCCTTCCGTCACCTTCATTGCGCATCGCGCGGCCGATCGCCATGATCAGTGCCACCGCGCCGTCGATCTTGTTGTCCTCGCCCTGCTTGATCGGGCGTACCACGTCGTCGTTACCGGGCAGGTACTTGCCGATCACGTTCGACACGCACCAGGTCATGATCGGGTTGCCGTCGTGGTGGAAGCGGCCGGCGGCGATCGCCGACTCGAGTTCCTTCATCGGGTCGGACATGTTGGTGTAGTTCTGCGTGACCACCACCGGGTTCAGGCCTTCGTCATCCAGCTGGTGCGCCAGGCCGGTGGCGCCGTGCGGGTCGATCGCGCTGACATCCACCGGCGAGGCCTTGTTCGCGTCGACCGCCTCGGCCAGGATCTCGCGGTAGTCCACTTCGGCGCCCTGCGTTTCGCACAGCAGGCCGGCATTCACCCACGCCTGGAACCGTTCGGCCATCCGCATGTTGTCGCCGTTGCGGACCGTATCTTCCGGTACCCAGAACTTGGGCGCGATGCTGTAGTAGTGGCGCAGGCCGTCGATGTCGCGGGTGAACAGGCGCGCCATGCTGTTCATGTCCAGCTTGCGCGCCAGGTCGAAGCCCAGATCGCAGGACTGCCCCTCGAACTGCTCCAGCGTCAGGGTCTTGTCCTCGCAGGCCCGCCACTTCTCCAGGTTGTAGTAGCCGGTTTTGGCCGAGGTCCACACGTTCAGGTGCTTGGTCTTGAACGTGTTGGTGAAGCGCGCGGTGCGCACTGCCTTCTGCTGCTGGCTCTCCAGGTACTCGCGGTACACCGACACGCCCATGTTCGGGTTGGCCTTGGCCAGCACCGCCGGGTCGGTCCAGTCGTCGCCCTCGTCGATCGTGAAAATCCAGCCGAACAGCTCGTCGTCCGGCACGGTCCCTTCGAGCATCTCGATGACCTGGCGCCGCTTGTCGTAGCACGGGCCCTCGATGTTGGCGCCGGCCGTGGTGATGATCAGCACCAGCGGCTGGCGCCGCGCGCCCATGCCGGTCAGCATGGTCTCGTACAGCGCCGCCGAGTCGTGCTCGTGGTACTCGTCGATGATCGCGCACGATGGCGAGGCGCCGTCGCCCGGGTTGCCGATCAGCGGCTCGAAGCGGCTGCCGTCGGCCGGCAGGTTCATGTTCGAGGCGTTGACCTCGATCCCGGCCGCCTCGATCAGCATCGGCGAGCGCTTGACCATCAGCCGCGCCGGGCGGAACACCTCCCACGCCTGCTTTTCGGTGGTCGCGCCCGAGTAGATTTCGGCGCCGAATTCGTTATCAAGCACGAACATGCTGATGCCGACACCGGCGGCGATCACCGACTTGCCGTTCTTGCGCGCGACCTCCCAGTAGCTCTCGCGAAAGCGCCGGTAGCCGGGCTTTTTCTTGTGCTTCCAGCCGAAGGTGCAGGCCAGGCCGAACTTCTGCCACGGCTCCAGCGTCACCAACTGGCGCTTGAAGCCCCACTCGCCCTTCGTGTGCGGCAGCAGCTCGACCAGCTGCAGCTTCTTCTCGGCCTCTTCGGCGTCGAATTTGTACGGGTAGTCGCGCCGGCGGCTGGCAGCGAGGTCATCCAGGTGGCGCTGGCAGGCCAGTTTCACCCACCGGCAGGCCGGGATCCTGCCACCGACGACGTCGCGCGCGTACTTGTTCGCCTGCTCGACGCGCGGGTGTTTCTTTTCTCTAGCCATTGATCAGCTTGCCGAACGGGTTATCGGCCGTCTTCTCGCCGCCACCGACCAGGCGCTGCCGGCTCGCCGGATCCAGACCGAGCATCGAGCCGAAGGTGACCATCTGTTTTGCCGCCTCGTTCATGGCCGTCAGCGCCGGATTCTTGATCGGGCCACCGGTGGCGCCAGCGACCACCGTGCCGTTCTTGGCCACATCGGCAGCAGCCGCGCGCCAGTTCCCGTACGCCATGCAAAACGCCTCGACGTTGTGCAAGTCCGTCACCTGCAGCACCTTCTGCTTCAACAACGGCGGCGTGACCCGTTCCCACATGTCGCGCGCGGTCCCGGTGATCCAGTCCGGTGGGTCGACGTTCGTGACCAGCCCGAAATTTGGCTCGCTGGTGTTGATCGCGCGCTTGCCAGGGTTCCCGGCAGCCTGCTTTCTCGCGGTCGGCTTCGGTTTTCGGCCTCGGCCGGCCACCGTTGCAATTCCGCCCATCGGCTACCTTTTTGGATTTTTAATTTCGCGGGTATGAAAAAAAGGC